ACGCTCATGCCGAAGCCGCACTCACGCGCAACGACACGCCGGAACGCACCCGCACGAGACCAGCAAACTGCCCGCCGCCGGCCCGGCGGGTTAAAGCGGCCAACTTAGGGCGCACAGAATCGGCGGTTAAGTCAGATTTTCGGGGCTCACGAGCGCTTGACCAGGGCTGACCTGGGCAAACTTCCTGGTAAGGAGCCAGATTAGGTCAGGATTGGTGTCCCATTATGTCCAGTTATGACCTAGCCTTACCGGTCATGCTCCTGACTTTTTCATGACCTCGATCACTGTCGGGACTGAGCCTACTAGGCGCCTGTGGCACCTTCCTGAGGAGCTACGAACGTGCCCCAGCCGTGGCGCGAGATCACAAGACCCTGATCCCGTAGGACCTTGATCGCTTTGGCGACGGTCGCGGTAGACACGTGATGCTCGGTGGCCAACGCGGATACAGGGGGTAGCTGGTCGCCCGGCCGGAGGTCGCCCGACTCGATGCGGCTACGGAGCAATGCCGCTATCCGCTCACTGGGAAGCTCGGGAGATCTTGGCGGCATGCGTCCATGATCCCCAGTGTGTAGAGGCGGGAACACTCTTCGCACTCTTCGGTAACTTCGGACTCTGTTAGAGTCTTCGCTATGTGCAGGCGCGAGGAACTGCAGGACCTCCAGCATCATTGGGGCAGCGCCTACGTGATCAGCTATCACCGTGGCCACTGGATCGCGGCGCGCATGGACACACACGACGCCTTGACCGCAGAGTCGGCCGACGAACTGCGCGAGAAGATCCGCAAGGATTACCGCGCTCGGCCAGTGCCACGGCGGTAGGCGCAACACGCCCGGCGCTCAAGATACTTCGGCCCACAGTGGTCAACCGGTAGAGTCTGCTCATTCCACGCCACGAGGACCTCCGCAAACTGCGCGTTGCGGGGTGAACGTCGTGTGGGCTATTCGTAGCCCACGGAGCCGAGTCCCTCGGCTGGGCGCAGACGGCCATGGCTCTGCGTGGGGTTCAGGTGTCCAACTGCATTCTCGTTGGTGCGATAGCTGTCGGTTTGCCCTCTTTCGCGTCCTGTGTGGTCGGCCTCGTCGCTGTGATACGCGCCAAGCCTGAAGACATTCCCGCCGTGGTGCGTGCCCTTAACCGACGCGCCAGACGCGCCAAGAGGCGGGAGGTCGTCTACGTCGTCCCCCCCAACCGGCATACTCAGACACGTGACAGCGGCAGCGTGGCGGAACCGGCTCTACTACGGGGACAACCTGGAGGTCATGCGCGAGAACATCGCGCCGGAGTCGATTGACCTGGTGTACCTGGACCCCCCGTTCAATTCCAATCGCAATTACAACGTGATCTTTGGGGAGCACCGGGGAGGCGCAGGCGGCAGCGCCGCACAGATTCAGGCTTTCGGCGACACTTGGACTTGGACCCCCGTGACGGATGAGCAGTACACCGCTGCCGTCAGCGGAGGAGTGCCGGCCAAGGTTGCGGACGCACTGGTAGCGATGCGGACACTGCTGGGCGAGAACGACGCCATGGCCTATCTAGTCAACATGGCCCCTCGCATTGTGGAGTTGTATCGACTCCTGAAGTCAACCGGGACGCTGTACCTGCACTGTGATCCGACAATGAGCCACTATCTAAAGCTCCTCCTTGACGCGACCTTCGAGGCGCAGTACTTCATGAACGAAGTGATATGGCAGCGCACAAGCGCCCACAATCGCACGAAGCGTTTTGGCCCGGTGCATGATGTGCTGCTCGTCTACACCAAAAGCAATCAGTGGACTTGGAACCAGCAATTCACTCCTTATACTGAAAAGTATAAGGCAGACTTCTATCGCCACATCGAGCCAGGTACCAACCGGCGCTATCGACTATCAGATGTCACATCCAACAATCCGGGCAGTTCCTACGAATGGAAGGGCAAGAAGCCTCCTGGAACACGATATTGGGCGTACTCCGAGGAGACAATGAAGCAGTACGAAGCCGAAGGACGCCTAGTCTACTCTAAGAACGGTATCCCTTCCTACAAACGCTATCTAGACGAGATGCCGGGGGAACTGCTCCAAGACGTTTGGACGGACATCCCGCCCATCGGTGCTAGGGCGGCCGAGAGACTGGGCTACCCAACGCAGAAGCCGTTGGCGCTTCTTGAGCGCATCATCGTAGCGAGTACTAAGGAAGGCGATATTGTCCTCGATCCGTTCTGTGGATGTGGCACCACGATTGACGCCGCACAACGGCTAGGACGTAAGTGGATTGGGATTGACGTGACGTACATCGCTGTCGATCTAATCGAGAAACGGCTACAGCATACTTTCGGCCCATCTATCTCGGGCACATACACCGTTCATGGCATCCCTCGTGATGTGGAAGGTGCCCAAGCACTATTCGATCAGTCGGCCTTCGATTTCGAGCGCTGGGCAGTTTCCCTGATCGGTGCTCAGCCGAACGAAAAGCAGGTTGCCGACAAGGGAAAAGATGGTACCGCACGCTTCTTTACCGACAGTAAGGGAGGCATGGGGCACCTGCTTGTGTCGGTTAAGGGCGGCAAGACCGTGACTCCGGCGTTCGTGCAGGAGCTGAGCGGTGCAGTGCTGCGTCACAAGGCACAGATGGGCGTCCTCGTCACGATGGCGAAGCCGACGCGAGGCGTCCTCGACGCAGTGAACCATGGTGGCACCTATATGTGGCCAGCGAACAACGCTACGTTCCCACGCCTGCAGGTGATCACCGTGGAGCAATTGCTCCGAGGGGAGCGGCCCAAGACGCCTACCCTGCTGTTGCCCTACATCGCGGCAGCCAAGGCGCCCGGCAAGGCATGGGTGCAAGACTCCATGTTGGCGGACGCAGACTAGGATGACCGTCGCTTCTGGCTGGTACGCCTCCGGAACGTTCTGGGCGGCTGCCGGTGTAATAGTCGCCATCGTCACGGGATCGGCTTTGGCCATCATCACCTACATGGCTGCTTTCCCAAAGCGGCGGCTTCTATACTCAATGCCGGTGGTAGCACCCATTGCGGCCAAGTCAGAAGGTATCCGAGCCGAGCTTGAGCTACTTTATGACGGGACCAAAATAGGCGACCCGCACGTAGTTGAGATACAACTGGTCAGCCGAGGCAGGAAAGATATTCCAAGCAGTGCGTATGACCGTGGGGAGCCAGTCAGGCTCACTATCAACGTGCCGGTTCTTAAGGTGCTCGATCAAATCTCGGAGCCTTCTTCTCTGTCTCCGCCAAGGCTTGCTGTCGAAGGCAACACGCTAAAGATCGGCCCTGACTTGATAGGCAGAAGGCAGAGAATTAAAATCACACTGTTGACTGACGGCCATCCCTCCGCGCTAAAATGTGCAAGCTCACTGATTGACGTTAAGATGAACGATCGGTTCATGCCTGACGACGAATGGATTCTTGAGAATCGACTAAAGCTTGGCTGCGTGAGTTGGCCACCCGCATATATTGCCTTCGGGTTTGCGTGGGCCCTTGCAGGTCCCACTGTTGCCCTAATAGTTCTGTTGGCATCTTCAATCTTGATACGACTGGCACTCCTAGGGGTCGTCGCTCTCAGGCGATCAACTCTGCGACTATCTGATACCTAGGGGATACATCGCGGCAGCCAAAGCACCTGGGAAGGCGTGGGTTGCAAGACTCCATGCTCGGGGACGCATGAAAAAGAGCGGGTCTCGATGCCGACACATCGAGACCCGCTCTAGCTCTTGCGTTGTGTCGGCAACGCGCAATCCCTAGTTGGAAGCCGGAGCGGCAAACGCACCTATGGCTACCACCCGTGCGCTACCGCTCCGGCTAAGAAGGTTCTGCCAGGAGTCATATACTGCCTACCGGCGTGAAAGGTATGCCGCGAAAGCCACCAGCGGCAGCCAAGACAGAACCTCGTTAATGCGAGGACCGGCCCCCGAAGGACTAAGCCAAACCGGCCCCCGCTATTGGTTAAAACAGGCGCCGGACCCAGGACAGAATACCCCAGCCTTTGGACGTTGCGACCGGAGGCTGGCCGCCCAATTGATAAACGGCGCCGTCGATAACAATACCTGACACGCTGGTATCAACCGGCGACGGGCAAACCGGGTAAACGGTGTCCATTACGCGGCACCCTGTAGCGCACGGTAACAAGCCAGTGCCTTAGGCCGGGCAACCTGAACGTCACCGCGCCAATAAGCGAGAATGCCGACTTGCCCCAGCTCCGCATACCGCTCGGTCAAAACCCTAACCTCCAGACTCATCCGTTCCCCGATCAAAACCTGGCTAAAGTCTCCTGCGAAAACGTCGGTAGCACGGCTAGACATAGTGCCACGGGTAAACGACGGGATCGTATTCGTCACCAGCCATGGCACGCGGGTAAGCAGATCCGGCATACGAACCGGATTATATGTCGTGTCATAAGTCTGGGCATACTGCTGCACCAGCTTGGCGTTAGAAACGATAGTGTTGCACTTCTCATTCTGGCTAACCATCTGGAAATAAAGCGCCAGCATTTCATTCCACGGCGTTGCCGCCGTCTGAGCAGTGCCGTTAGTGGCAAAACCCAAAACCTGAGCGCTTGCGTTGTCTAGCAGATTCTTTAGAATCCCCTTCGGGTATGGACTGGCCAGGCCAAAGGCGGCACCCTCGTCGTTTGTTCCCGTTGCACCCAACTGGCCGAATAGAGCCGCTTTATCCAGTTCAAGAGCCATCGTTGCCGAAATCGCATCACTCACAATCTGGTCAGCGTTAGGCGCATCCTGTAGAAATTCCACGCTAGCCACAGTCAGAGCGGAAAGCGTGGTAGCGGATAGCTGCACGTAGTCAAAAGCCGGGTCCGACGCGGTAATAGACGAACCCTCAGCCCTAAACGTAGCCGTCGGGTCCGTCGTCAATCGGCCAACCTGGACGATTTTGGCAGGCATAGGGACGAGAGTTGCGCCGGCCTGATATACAACCGCTGCGTTCCTCACCTTGTCAATAATCGGGAAGCTCCACTGAGTTGGCACAATTGCCGAGGCGCCGGACGTGGACAGTGCCCGGATCTGCTGGGCGATACCGCCGTGAGTGCCGACCAGGACACGATCCCGCTCCGCGTTACGGCTCGCGTACTCCTGCGCCGCGTGGTGATCCGCGATCCTCTGGCCACGCTCAAGAGCCGCAGGCTTCCCCGTGTCCGCATAACGCCAGATAGGGTCACCAGAGCCGCCAGGAGCAACGGAGACAGCCTCACGGCCGACCCTGGTCTCATTGTCTCCGCCCGGGAGCTGGACGCCAGTATCGTGAACCTGACGGGACAGCCTGTCGGCTTCGGCATCCTCGGCCTGGGCATCACGGAGCGCTTTGAGCGCACCTTCCGCCCGGCGTACCTCGTCAATCGCCTCACGGTGCTTGGCGTACAGGCTTTCAGTCATGCGCTCCTGCTCTGGGGTCAGGTTTTCGAGCCCGGCCGTGTCCAGCGCATCCATATACCGCTTGGCCATCGCCTTTGAGTCGGTCACTTTGCGTTCTGCCGCCTTGCGGCGGCCCTCATACTCTGAAATCAGTGCTTCATACGTTGCCATGAGTGTTTTCTCCTATCGGTAGTCATGGCTGTAGGGGAAACACTCGATGTGGCTTATCCGGCCCAGCTAGCCGAGCCGTCGCAAATTGCAGCAGCCCCGCGCTGGGTAGATCGCTCTTAATCGAGCCAAACCCGGCCATAAGCCGGGAAGCTTTGTAAATTAGACCCGTGAACTGTGTTTTAGAAATCGCACGGGGAGAGAAATGGCCGCTGAGTCCGGCCCTCATGCTGTGGCGATGCTAAAATGAACCTGTCAGTCTGACCAGCGGAAGCACGAGGGTCCCCTTGCCCGTTCGGCC